AAAAGAAGATCCAACTGAAATCGTAAAATGGTGCAGACGCAATTTCGGTGAAAGAGGTGCCGGTTGGGACTTTCTTTTAACCTCAGGAAATGTTACAATCATACTGTGGGATGATAGGTTTAAAACTATGTACGAATTGTGGAAAATATAACATGGCTGATATAATGATTGACATTGAGAGTTTAGACACAGGTCCAGACTGTGTTATACTTACTATCGGCGCAGTATTGTTCGACCCTAAAGGTCAAGGCATCATTGAGAGACTAGAGTTACGTCCCACGATTGAAGACCAAACGGAGTTATACAATCGTACTATAAATGAAGATACATTGCGTTGGTGGAGTGAACAAAGCGAGGCTGCACAAGAAGAAGCATTGGGTGATAGAGATAGAGTATCATTTAGTGATTGCATGGATACACTATACAAATGGTGCTGGCGTTACAACAATGGTCATGTATGGAGTAACGGTGCTAGCTTTGACATTGTTGTAATGGAAAGTGCATGGCGTAACTTTAAACAATTACCACCATGGAGTTTCTGGAATATCAGAGACACTAGAACAATCTATGATATTACTGGTGTTAAACTCAAATCAGGTGGTCATGTTACAAGTCACAAAGCAGTAGAAGATGCTGAACGACAGGCTGTTGTAGTACAGCAAGCATATATGAAATTAATTAAAACAGGATTAGTGGAGCCAAAAAAATGAAAACATACGGAGAACTATTACCAGGTGTACAAGTAGTGTACCATATAAGTAACGCTGACTTTAGAGGACAATTTTATGAGACATGGAAATCAAGTAATGATGGCATGAGAGGAACATTCCGTCAATTAAATACTGCAATATCAAAACAAAACGTTATTCGCGGTATGCATCGTCAGAATCAAAGTAAATTAGTAATGCCATTACAAGGAAGAATATTTGATGTAGCACTAGAACCAGAAACAGGTAAATGGTTTGGCGTAGAATTAGATGATACAACTGGATTATTCATTCCGCCCCAATATGCACATGGTTACATGGCATTAAGTGATAGAACAGTAGTTCAATATATCGTTGACGCTCCTTACAATAAAGAAGCTGAAGAAAACTTCAAATGGAATCAATACAATATTATATGGCCTACTGAAATTGAACCTATATTATCAGATAAAGACAGATGAAATTTAATTCAGACATTGATATTGACTTTGGTAACAGAGATAAAATATTAGAACATATCAACCATATACCTGCGGCAATGCGTAAAGTCAATCCAATACGCAAACATGCTACAGGAATCTATGTTACTGATATCCCCTACGATGCTATCAATGGAATAGCAAACTTAGATTATACAGAAGCAGAAAATCGTGGGTATATCAAACTAGACTTGTTGAATGTTCATGTATATGATAAGGTTAGTGATGAGGCTCATCTAACTGAATTAATGCAAGAACCTAAATGGGAAAGACTGAAGGATAGAGTGTTCGTAGAGAAATTAATTCACTTAAGCAATCATTACAACAGTATGCAAAAGATGCCAGAACCAATCAATAGTATACCTAGACTTGCTATGTTTCTTGCTATTATTCGCCCTGCTAAGAAACACTTAATTGGGTTAGATTGGAAAACAGTCAGTAAAACTGTATGGGATAAAGGCACTGACGGATATCACTTTAAAAAGAGTCATAGTTTGGCTTATGCACAGTTGGTCGTTGTGCATATGAATTTACTTGAATCAGAGCATACGCTTAACCAAAGTAATTGATTTCCGTTTACTTTTACGCTTGCTGAGTTCCAGCATACTACATATGGGACCATGTAGGATAGTAAGACTTTTATTGTTAAATGTACGTATATATGGTTTGAAAGCGACCCAGTCGTCCTTAAGAAACATATTAATAGGTACCAGTCTGTTACTTTCCCACCACCAGATATCGCCTAGTTCTAAGAATTTTTCTCTTAAATCTTGATGAATGATAGATCCATAGTCATATATTGTAGTGACTATATCATCCCTATTTTGCACTATACCTACATAGTCTTGACCAGCGTAGGAACATACCGTAATAAAAGGATGATTTTCTGTTAGTTTTTTGAAAAATTCGTTATGTATCATTATTATTGTTACGGAATATTTATCAATTATCTTTACCCAATATATTTTTATAAATAGTATAAAGGAGCCATATTGTGTATTCAACAAATGTTTATAAGTTCAAGCCAAGACAGGTTGTTGTTTTGTACAGTGGTAATTCTACCAGGAGGTACCAGATAGTGTACGCTAAGAATTTAACATTAAACAAGGGTGTGGATAACATTATTCAATTCCAGTTTCTAAACCAAGAACAAAAATTCATAGATATTAGTAGTTTTGACATTACTTTTAGATTGATTAACTATACCGGTAAGGAAATCTTGTTTCGCAAAGCATTAACCGCTACCTTGCCATTGACTGGAATAGCTGAATTAGTTACTAATTCTAGCGATTTAGAGATGATTGATATCCAACAATGCTTTTACAGCTTGGAAATTAATGACGGGACATACGATCTACCAGTCTTTGTTAATAGTGAAGCCAGTGCTAGGGGAGTGATACAAATTGTAGATAGCATCTTACCTAGCTTTGTTCCTGCAATGGATATAGAAATTCCAAGTCATGCTATACCTAGTTCCAATACAGTAACATACACTAGTAGCGTATTGAGTACAAACAACAATAGTTTATTAACTATTCAACCTTTCCTAGATGGTTACTCAGGTACTGTGCAAGTTCAAGGGTCCACACTTCCTGATAGTAATTGGTATAACATCGGAAATATTTATACTTACTTGGATGCTACTGAGACAGCAGGATACACTGTGGAAGGATTTCACCCATATTTGCGTGTTGAATTTGTTAGCACACAAGGTAATGTAACCGGATTATTAGCCAGATAATATTGACTTCCGCTACATACTATGTTATAGTAGTAGTATGTTCGATATCCTAACATTAGTTCCAGGTAAAAAACGACAAACATCTAGTGGTTGGACTAGTTTCAACGCTATTTGTTGTGTTCATGCTGGCCATCGCCCAGATGCTAAATTTAGGGGAGGAGTCAAATTTGAAGGTCCTCAACATTGGATGTACAATTGTTTCAATTGTGGGTTTAATTGTAGTTTTGAATTAGGCAAACCTATATTCCCAAAAACAAGACAGTTTTTATTATGGTGCGGAGTAGATACGCAACAAATACAAAGATGGAATCTTGAAAGTCTGCAAAATAAAGACTTCTTGGACTTTACTGGTAAGAAACAATTTCATAAAATTGAATTTAAAAGAAAAACTTTGCCCCCTGGTGAACTACTGGATATTGAAAATCCCGAACATAAAACTTATGTTGATTATCTACTAAAGAGAAAAATAAATTTAGAAGATTATTCTTTTGTAGTCACCCCTGATGATTCGGGAAGAAACAAAAATAGAATCATTATACCCTACACTTATAAAAATGAAATAGTAGGGAATACTAGCAGGTATCTTGACAACAAGATTCCTAAATTTATTAATGACCAACAACCGGGTTATGTATTCAACATTGACAAGCAACACAAAGATTGGAGTGTTTGTATAGTTACAGAGGGTATTTTTGATGCACTATCAATTGATGGTGTTGCACTAATGCACAATGACATAAGCCCTGATCAAAATACATTGTTGTCACAATTAAACAAACAAATAGTTGTAGTGCCGGATAGAGATACAACTGGATTAAAAATATGTGATAAAGCATTAGAATTGGGATATCAAGTCAGTTTACCTAATTGGGATACTGATATTAAAGATGTAAATGACGCAGTAATAAGATATGGCAAACTGCCTACGTTACTAAGTATAATACAAAATAAAACAAATAGTAAAATAAAAATAGAAATGCAGAGGCGTAAAATTGCAAAAGGAATATAATACAGATATTCAACGACTCTTTTTACAAATGATGCTAACAAATGCAGAATTGTATACAAGAGTTATGAATATAATGAATCCAGATAACTTTGACAAGTCACTAAGAAAAGTGGCAGAGTTTATGAAGGAGTATAGTGAGAAGTATAGTCTGTTACCAGACATTACTCAAATCAAAGCAACCACAAGTGTACAACTTGAATTGATTGAAGATTTTGGTGATAAACATACTGAATGGTTCTTGGAAGAATTTGAATCATTTACTAAAAGACAAGAACTAGAACGGGCGATTCTTAAATCAGCCGATCTGTTAGAGAAGGGTGACTTTGGCCCGGTTGAAAAACTAATCAAAGAAGCAGTGCAAATCAGTTTACAACGTGACATGGGTACAGATTACTTTGCTGATCCCAAAGCACGTATCAACAAATACTTCAATGCAGGTGGTCAACAGAGTACGGGCTGGCCACAAATGGACAAACTATTGTATGGTGGCTTTAGTCGTGGGGAACTAAACATCTTTGCAGGTGGCTCAGGTTCAGGTAAATCATTGGTTATGATGAACATCGCATTGAATTGGTTGCAGATGGGACTTAGTGGTGTTTATATCAGTTTAGAATTGAGTGAAGAATTAACATCATTAAGAACTGATGCAATGTTGACTATGATGAGTACTAGAGATATCCGTAAAGATATTGACGGAACTGAATTAAGAGTTAAAATGGCAGGCAAGAAATCTGGACAATATCGTGTTAAGGGATTGCCTGCACAGAGCAACGTCAATGATATTCGTTCATATCTAAAAGAAGTACAGATTCAGACTGGAATCAAAGTTGACTTTGTGATGATTGATTATTTGGATCTAGTTATGCCTGTGAGTGTCAAAGTTAATCCCAACGATCAGTTTATTAAAGACAAGTATGTTAGTGAAGAATTGCGTAACTTAGCAAAAGAGTTGGGAATTCTTATGGTAACTGCTAGTCAGTTGAATCGTAGTGCAGTTGAAGAAATTGAGTTTGATCATAGTCATATTGCAGGTGGTATCAGTAAGATTAACACAGCAGATAATGTATTTGGTATCTTTACAAGCCGTAGTATGCGTGAGCGCGGGAAATATCAGATTCAATGTATGAAAAGTCGTAGTTCGACAGGCGTCGGGCAGAAAATTGACTTGGAATATAATATTGAGACTATGCGTATTACAGACGAGGATCCTGACGGGTATGCTGAACAGCAAGCAAAATATAAGCCTAGCCCGAGTCCCAATGACATTATGAGTAGATTAAAGCCCCAATCAACGGTTACCGAAGCAATTAACAAAGATACAGGGGAAATAGAACCGGTTACAAATCGGGTGGTAGCTGATGTTCAGGGGGCAAAACTCAAGGCCCTACTGAATACTCTGAAAAAATGATAAATACAAGTAGGATATCTATACCCATGCAAAGAAAAACTCGCAGCCTCTTAGAGGAATTAGAAGCTATTGGCAGTAATCGTGATACCAAACATATCATAGAAAGCCGAGCCCATAATATAATCACCAGCGCAATAAATCTATTGGAAATGATTAATAAAAATTATGATCCAGAAAAAGCGCAGATCCTAGAGCGAAAATTACTTAGTGCTATAAAGGCCCGAGACCAGGGTAGATTCAGTAAAAGCCTAAGGAAAAAGGATGAAACTTAAAGAAGTCATTGTTGAGGGCATCGGGGATGCTATAAGATCCGGAATATATAAAGCTACCGGTTATGGTGGAAACCCTGCCAATCAATCTGCCACAAAAATTAAATTTATCAACGATTTAAAGCAAAAATTAAAACTCAATAAAGATAGTTCTAGCAGATCAGGAGTTCCTTTTGATTCCAACAAGTACGTAGATTCGTATCTAGCAAAGTACAATGCAAAAGTTGATGATGAACAACGAGACCAGTTAAAGAAACTAGCTAATAATCCTGATAAGTTTGCGAACTATATGTACATGTTAATGTCTCAGCAAACAACCAATCAGCAAGGGTATGTTAAAGGTTCAAATAGTCCACAACAATATGGTGCAAGCCCACAACAATATGGTGCAAGCCCGCAAGCAGGAGGCATGGCCCAACAACAAACTGCGGCAGCACCACAGTTAGAACCAACTACTACTAATGTAATTAAACAAATACAAAAATTAACAGGACCTGAAAGATTAGATGACCTGTCAGAGATTACAAAATCTGCCATGAAGGTATTATATAAACAGAATCCTACAAAATACGCCGACTTGTATAAAGAAATAATGACTGGCAAGAGCAATGCTAATAAAATGAATACTTCATCTATGGCTACAGATTTAGCATCTAAGCGTCAGAAGAATCAAAAAGCAATGCAACAATATGTAGATTCTACAAGCCCATATCAAACAAACGACCCAGTTGGTTCTAATGTAATGGGAAATATTGCTAACACTGTGCAACCAAAAGATACTAGTGTAGGGGCTAATGCATTTTCTGCAATGAACAAATCATTAGGTGGACCTGAGACTATGCCTCCAGAACAAAACCCATCTGATAAACGATCACAAGACTTTGAGAAGGCTGCAATGGCTGCACGTGGTGGAATGACTGATGCTCCTGCCCCAACTGATTATGCGGCTAAACGAGAATTGGCAGCTAAAAATGCACAAGCAAGTATGCGTCCTAAAGTCACTGAAACCCGTAGATTTTATAGAAGATAATGAGTACTGAATCTATTAGAGGTCTAGTAAGTAGACTTGAATCATTGAATGAGCAAGAACTAACAAAGGCTCATGTTGAACATCCTGAGGATTTAGTATTTCATACAGGTGGACAAGGCGCACAGCAAGGATTGACAGCAATTGTTGATACTGTTCAGAATCCAGGAGCTATTACAATTAAATGGGACGGTTATCCTGCATTGATATTTGGTACTGGTCTTGACGGTGAATTTATTGTTTGCGATAAACATATGTTCAATAAAAAAGATGGTTCAGGTCACGTAACTAGTCCACAAGCATTTGCCGCATATGATAAAGCCAGAGGAATTGAGCGTGGTGATTTAGTTAACGTCATTACTAGAATATGGCCTGGGTTGCAGAAATCATATTCAGGAAAAGGATTCTACTGGGGTGACTTACTATTCAGTCAGCCACTACAAGAGAAAAACGGATTATACACTTTCAGAGCAAATCCAAATGGCATCACATATACTATAGAAGCAAATAGCGAAATTGGACAATTGATTAAAGGGAAAGTTGGTGGAATAGCAGTACATCAATATATCCCACCAGAAGCAGACAATGTTCAATATGCACAGTTGTTAAATGGTAGTATAGGTAAGTTAAAAAACAATAGCAATGTTGCAATTATTCCTGCTAAGATGCCAATGGTTCCGCAATTAAAGTTAACTAAAACTGCAATTGCTAAAACTCAAAGAGAAATAGATAAGAACAAAGCTGCCGCAGATGCATTTATATTGCGTGTGCCACCTGGGGTCAAATCCGTATTTCCATTGATGTGTACAGTATTCATTAACAAAAAGATTGTTGCAGGTAATTTAGATAATTTAGTAGAAGAATTTATAGAGTTTGCTAAGTCTAGAAAAATGTCAGAAGCAGTATACAAGAAACTGTTTGGATACGATGTTCAAAACCCACAGACTGGACAAACAGAGCATGTGCCAGGTCACTTTGACACTAACATTGCTGGTATAACTGCGGCTTTCTCAATATGGATAGCGTTATACAATCTTAAAATGCAAGTTGTTCCGCAACTAGATAAGGCAGCAGAACAAAGCCCTGTCAAAGGTTATCTATCAGATGGCACACAAACCCAAGAGGGTTTTGTCAGTCATGGAATCAAACTTATCAACAGAATGGGCTTTAGCCGTCAAAATTTGGCTGCTAGAGGCTGACCAAAACCAACATTTTTTTATTCCAGGCATAAATAAATGTATGAATCTATATGATTCAAAACATTTAAAGGATTAATATCATGGCATTTACAACACGTACTCACGGTGACTTTCAACCAGTAATGAACTATGACGCAGCCAGCTATACAGTTGGTGCAGTTAACGCAGTTACATCAGCGGCTCCAGTTCAACCACAAGGTCCAAAGTTAGACTTCTTCACAATCGCTTTAGCTGATTTGGCTACAGACGGTACAGTATTATTGAATTGCATCAACGCAATCCAACAATTAGCTACTATCTATATCTACGAAGTAACTAACACTACTACAGATACAATCGCAGTTGCAATCTA